TCAGAAACAACCTCTTTGGGCTCATCAAGCCAAGAGTCGTCATACTCCCCTTCACCTTCATCAACATCCTCAGAAAGAACACCAGACAACCTTGTCATTGTGCCCTCACTAACAGGAAGCCCAATCTTCTCAAAATCTTCCTGCAGAGTAGTCTTCACCTGTACCATTCTCTTACTCCTTGTTGCTAGATTTTGACGCCAAATACTCGGACATCAAAACCATGGTCCTTGCTCGGTCGGCCAATTTATCGTGCGCCTCTGCTACATGGGATAAATTGTCATCCCTCATCAACCTATCGGCCTTACCTAGCAAGCCACCATTGGCCTGCGCCTCAGCAAACAACGAATTGCAGACGCCACTATGAAAATCATCTTCACTAAAACTCATACCGTCGCACTTGCCTGCGACATCACTATACACACCACCAAGTATAGACATAGAATCACCAAGCTCCTGCTTGAACTCCGATAGCCTAGACTTTGGCAATTTTGAAAATCTTGTCTTAGGTACACGCCCCTCTACAGCGCGAATCTTCCCATGAAGAGACGTCCTTATCCTATCAGCATTTGCGCTATAGGTGTCAATCCACCCAGAATCAGAAGATTCGTCTATACGGGAAACAATATCAGACACCCAGTAAATCTCATCCCCATTTAGGAGACTCATCATCTCGCGAACTTGAGTTCGCGACACAGACTTACCACCTGCGATCTTGCCAGCTACATCTTTAAGGGCACCAGCCACAAACGACGAAACATCCGACTCGTCAATAGACGCTATTCCATTGTAAGCACGGTCACCAGTCAAAGACACGGATGCTACATCACTAGACGATTTCCTAGAAACAGCAAATCCAATCTTTCGCCCCTTGCCGTCCTCGTTAATAGCAATCACGTGGTCTTCTTTCGTAGCCACTATAGCCATCGTATCACCGTATTTTTCACTCACAGCATCAGCAACACTAGAAACCAGCTCTTCCATGCTGTCACGAGATGCCTTCTCAACTGACGCTCCAAGTATATAACCCATGCTCTTGTCTCTCTCCCTAGTCTACTACAGACCAGTCCTCAGCCATAATATCCGTCTGACTAGCAAGCCAAGGACATCTGGCACCAGGTGTATTCTTCGAATCGCCAGGATACTCGATGTAAAGATAAGGAAGAGTCATGCTTGAATTTTCATCAGGAAACTTAGCCCTAACCACTAAACCCTTACCGTTCCAACCTTCTCGCTGAATAGACTTGCCTCGCTTAACAGCAACCAACGCACCAGAAAAACTCACTCTTCCCTCCTTCTTTTCTCACCAGTATCTTTATTCGCCAGCTCCCTCTTGACAACTTTCTTTACAGCTGGCCCAACACCTTCTACTTTTTTTAGCATTCTGGAATTTGTTTTCCTAGTTTCTTTTAACAATTCTTTAATATTATTTCCAAGTGCCTCGTTTACACTCTCATTCGCAGGTGCACCTTCGTCACCACCACCCATCCCAAGTTGACCAGGATCAACCTCTGGATATTTATCCTGTATAACAGCCGCTACACGAGCTGCCTCAAACGCATCCGACTCATTTTCAGATGTCTTACTCCTGACAACCATCGTTGCATCATCTTTACTAAGGTTGAATATTCGCTGCAACAACCACTCTTTCGGGAAGTACTCAGCAAGCGTCTCAATTAGACCGGCCTGCGCATTCATAACCTCAATCTGTTGTAACTCAAATATGCTACTAGGTGCAGTCATCCTGGTATTCCACTCAACCGTATCAGGATCGATATTGATAGCCGCCAGATGCGTTCTCAACACCTGCCTAATGCCATTTCTAAACTCACGCTGAACCCTCAAACACATCCTAGCAAAACGCACATCCTTCTGAGCAAGCCCGTTGTCAGCCTCAGCATCTCCACCATAATAGCTTCGAGGGATTTTCAGAGCAGTAAACATCTTATCCCTGAAATACTCAATATCCTCAATAACATTCCAATCAGGGCCAGACAACACCTCAACACGAGTGGTATCCTTACCTCTCGTCGGTATCCACATGTCATCTTCTGGCGACAGATTGTTATTCCTAAACTCAAGCTCTCCACTGGCATTTACGAACGTCTTCTTCTTGTAAGATCTCCTAGTATCCCTGATTAAAGCCCTTGCCTCAGAAGGTGGCAGGTCACCAGTGTCAACATAAAATGCGTACCGCCCCGGGCTCCTCGTGAGTTTGTATAAAAGCGCCGTATCCTCCAACATCGCCAGGCGCTTCCACACCCACCTTGCTGGATCCATAGTAGATATACCATACAACGAACGAACATATTTAGACCTGAGACGCCAGTGAACAATCTCCCATGGCTCAAAGAAAATCATCCCCTTCTCTTCCAGGTCTTTAATCATCCTAGTTTTATCGTTATAGGTGATTTTATCTATATTGAATCTACCATTAAGATCCTGAATGAACCCTATCAAATTCCCCTTCTCATCAACCAAGCGCCTCATTGTCGGAACAGGCAAAGCATTCATCCCAACAACACCAGCCTCTGTAATAATCAATTCTGAGAAGAGATTCCCGTATTTGCATAAAGTTCTAACATACAACCAAATGTCTTCTTCAATCCTCAACCTACGATGAAGACAATCATCAAGAATATCACGAAGGATCTTATCCTTCGATTCAGCCCATATTGTCCTATTTCTCAACGTGTCAGTTATTGTTGTGTCATCACTTATAATGTCCAAAGAACTAGTAAGCTCAGGATAATCGTCCATATGCTCATAGTCAGCATATCGCATCATGAGTTCCTGATCTAAGGTCAGTGCAGCCCTTACACCATTTACCCTAGCATTGGACACCGAAACATCTACAGGATTCCCAGACGGATCATCCAGAGAATGACCTTTACCCTTATTGGTGATTTGTTCATTGTTATCGCGTTTAAAGAACTTAACTATTCTATCCCTAAATGCCATTTGTCAATCCTCATCACCAAATAAAATTGGCACATATCGATTACGACCCACACTCTCTTTTGCCGCAATTATGGTATCATTGTCAATTTTATCCGCAGGTACCAGTGGAGAAACCCAAGAATGATCGTGCGAAACTCCACTTTTTACACTCGCCTCACGAGTCATTGGCACCCTAGATCCGAACTGCTTAAGCCCCCAGACACAGCCTGCAACTCCGTCAGATACATCGTCTGATCCAGCTAATGGTTTGTCAATCTTCCCCACCAGCCGATCATACTCCAATTGCTTAAACTCTGTAATGAACGGATCATAATGATATATCTCTATTCTGTTCTCGTAAAATGCCGATTTCAACTCCTCATACGGATCAACAGACGTATCCATTGATATGATATACGGCTTAACTCCACGCCTCTTTATCTGTTGGTGCATCTCAACATATTGATATGTATCAGTTGACATCCCGGAAAACTGAAACCCCATGTCCATGAATTTATACATCAACACTCGTATATCAGGCATATAGATCTGCTCAGCAGGTGGAGGAAGTATCCTCAACATAAAATCCATTATATAAAATGGCTCCATATCGGCATACTTTCCACCCTCAATATCAGTTCTTACAACCTCAATCCACCTATCTATATGGCCTATGCAAAACCCCGTAGCATCCCCTGAAACCGACGTATCTATATGGCACCACCTCATAGCATTTGGGTTTATAATCGGCTTGTAGGCATCCTCAGTGTACCCCCCAGGGAGCCTACGCTCATACTTCCTGACCAGTTTTTCCCAGTCAATTTTCCCTGGCCCTCCAGAAACCCACTCCTCCCTATCAAACGGGTGCTCTCTATCCTCATTGGTGCAATCAACTATCTTCTTCGGACGCTGTATAAACTGAGAGATTGCCTCTGTCGAAAAACCAGCAATATCTCTAAGAGAATCTTCCATGTTGGCTTCAAAGTCATCTTTGAACTCAATAGGAATATCCATTATGAACGCATCATTAGCATCCAGATATTCGTCTGTTATCGTATAATACTCATCATCAGATATGATCCTCGACTTAGTCGCCGACGTTGAACACAACACATAGAACTTATCACCACAAAACTTCTCATCTGGCTTAACAGTCCACTGTGTGTGATCCAGTACGAAAAACTCAGGATCCTCCCTGCTCTCCCTCATCTTTCGCTCTGTAAATGACTCTGTAGTCGCAGCAGACGACGCTAGGATAACCATCCCTGGAAACCCACCACCAGCCTTCTGAAAACGAGACTTGATCCTTCTAACCATCCCCCTATACATCTTCTCAACTATATCGTAATGAGCAGCCTTTATCCTCTGACCAAATCCAGTTGCTATTTGCTGCCCATGTCGTTTAGGTGGGAAATTTGTCTCGTCAAAAATGCAAGCAATTACATCGGTACCCAATACTCTATCAGATATGTATGATCCGACATTAACACGAACCCCATTCGGAAACAAGGTGTAATCTTTCCTTATATCAGGAGAACACTTCCTCATGAAATAAGGACTCATCTTTATCTTCTCATCAACCGCAGCCTTCAAAACATCACGAGACAATGCCAAGTTCTTCGAGATCAGAGGTATAACCAACGTAGACGCAGGAGAAAGTCCAAGAGACCTCTGAGGCGATATCATACAAGAATACTCATATAGCAACCTACATATCACAATAGAGGCCCCGTAGCTCTTTCCAACACCAATCGAGCCTGTTGTAAGGAACTCCCTGTATGTAGAATCGAACAACCGTATCAGGTCACTTTTAAGCTGAGGATATATCGAAGCACAACCCTCTCCAAGATAGTAAGGATTCTCTATGAACTCCTGCATATTCACTGGCCTTGTACGATAGGTGTGATCATACAACGCATCATGTACTTCACTCTCATCCTCTCCAAGCTCCTTGCTCAAAGCGGACATCAACTGCATCTCATCATCTGTAAGATTTACTAGTGACTTATCGAACT